GTTTCCCAGTCACGATCGACCCGAACTTATAAATCGGTTAGTAACTGGTCGCGAAGTCCCCGTAAATAATCCTATGTATGACGGCTCTATTGATCTACCTGATCCCCGAACTATGGACAAAGTCGAAAAGGAGCTCTTCGCACGTGAGGTTCATACAAAAATACGCGAACTTAGAAACGGACTTGAAAAAGCCGAGAAAGAAAAATCAACAAACAAAATACAAGATTTGCAAAATCAAATCTCAAAATTAAAACTTGAAAAAGAAAAATCACCAGGGGGCAGCGGCTCCGCAGGAGTCGCAAACCCTGGTGATTCAACAACCGAAGGGCGTTAGTCCTTGAAATCGCAATCCTCCCGAAGGGGCGATTTCTTTACAGACCGCGCGTAAGCGCATCCTTAATTAATTAAATATCTTAATCTTAAAAAAATGGCAAAATCCACAAAAAAAACGCAGCAAAAAAACGAAGATGAAATCGGAGTGCTAACACTTAATCACGTAGCGTTGATCTTAACAATACTTGACAAAGAAGCTCATAATATACAATATTTCAAGCGTATGAGTCAGGAGTTAGATTCAGGCTACGAAGATTCAATTAGCGAAGCGCAATTAATATTAGCTGCGCAAATAACAGAAAAAAATGTGGAGCCATTTTTAGAAATAAATTCACATCTTGAACACCTGTTCAAGGAATATCCTTCATTACCTTTCCCGGTAGACATGGGAGAATTCGCCGAAAAAATGGCGAAAGAAAATGGAATAAATCTTTCTCCCGAAGAAGTTGAACAAATATTCAAAGTAAAAAAATAGCCTTTACCCCCTTGATGAATAAAGGCTAGATGACACTAGTCATCAAAAAACAAAAAATTAACAAATCGTAATTATGCCTATACCAGCAGTAGTAGCAGCGGCAGCGGCCTCCGGAGGCGCAAGTTTGGGAAGCTCGATTATCAATTCAATTTCCACTGCTCAGCAAAACAAAAAATCTCGCCAATGGTCAGAAAAAATGTACAATCAACAGTACGGTGATAACATTGACTTCTGGCAAATGCAAAACGAATACAATAGCCCTGAAAACCAAATGTCCCGGTTCAGAGATGCAGGACTAAATCCTGCGTTAATATACGGGCAGGGCTCATCCGGTCAAGCCGGATCTATCCAGACTCCCGATGTTCAACAAGCTCAATTTCGTTCTCCAGAATGGGGAAACGCGATGGAGGGAGTCGGTTCTTTCATGTCTTCAATCTATGATTATGAAATCAAACAGGCTCAAATTGACAATCTTAAAGCAGATAATACCGTCAAACTTTCCCAGGCTTCACTACTTGCAAGTCAAAATAAACGGTCAGATTTCGACCTGGGTCTCGAATCCAAGCTAGAGGAAGTATCCGCTGAGGCTAGACGGGAACAACTTCGTAAACTAAAAGCAGACACGAGGTATACCCTCGATGACAACGAGAGAAAAACTGCAATGAACTCACAGAATATAAAGGAGTCTCTTGAAAGGATTCTAAATTATAGACTCTCTCGAGCTCAGACAAAAGAAGAGATTGAAAAAATCAAATCTCAAAAGAAAAACTTAGATAGCAATACAGCCCTCAATGTTCTTGAAAAAGAACTTAACGAAATAGGGCTAACTCGCTCAGATCCAATGTATATGAAAATGTTAGGGCGGTTTTTGAACTCTGAAACAAAAGAGTCCGGATCCGGACTCCAGGATTGGTTAAAGTCATTATTTAAATAAAAATTATGAGAAGAAGATCAAAGCGCAGATCTCGCAAAAAAAGATCATCAAAATATTATACTGTTTCCCGTGGCGGTATTAGGTTGTAAACAGCGGATTTTGTTTGTGCCCCTCGTTCGGATTTCCCTCCGGTTACCATAGGCGAGGGGCTTTTAAAAAAAAAAAAATGTCTCAAAATTTATTCAATTCTATCCAATTAAAACGTCCGGGCTCCTCTCGGTTCAATCTTAGCCACGATTTAAAGATGTCTTTTAAAATGGGGCAGCTTACTCCTACTTGTGCCCTTGATGTCGTTCCGGGTGACATATTTCAAATATCGGTTGAAAATATGCTTCGCCTTGCTCCTCTTGTATCTCCTGTGATGCATGAAATATACGTTCGCACTTATTTCTTTTTCGTTCCGAATCGGCTCATATGGGTAAATTGGGAAAATTTCATCACTGGAGCAGATGATACTTTAGTTCTTCCTTATCTTGACTCTGACGATGCTGCCGTAACTGAGGGCTCGTTGGGTGATTACTTAGGCGTACCTCCGGGAATCCCTGCTGGAATTGAATTCTCTGCGATGCCCTTTGCGGCATACGTAAAAATCTGGAATGATTGGTTTCGGGACGAAAATTTACAAACCGAACTTAATTCTGCTCTAGACAATGGCCCTCAGGGTGGACACCTTCAAACTATCCAAGGCGATATTCCTTATTACCGCGCTTGGGAACACGATTATTTTACCGCTGCCCTTCCGTGGGCGCAAAAAGGTGATGCCGTTACCCTTCCCTTAGTCGAAGATGATGTATCCCTGGTCGAACTTTCCGGGGTAAATGTTCAGGGCCAATTGCGAAAATCCGTGGACGGAACCGTCATGACCGGAGACACAAACGTCAATATGGCCAGCGGTACAGGTCTCATGCAATCGACATCCCTTGGAATGTTTTATGATCCTAATGGTACCCTTTCTGTAAAAATAAACGAATCTGCCGTAACAATAAATCAGCTTCGTGAGGCATTTAGAATGCAGGAATTTCTTGAGCGTGATGCCACTGGTGGATCTCGCTATAATGAAACTATCTATGCTCATTTTGGAGTAAGAACAAAGGATTCTAGACTTCAACGACCTGAACTTGTCGGATCTTTTTCAGGCAGAATGGTAATTTCAGAGGTATTACAAACTGCGCCTGGCTTCTCAAACGTTAATGATGACGGAAGCCCTACCCCGCTCGGAACTATGGCTGGTCATGGAATTTCAGTTACAGGCGGAAAAAATATAAAGTTCCGCGCTACTGAACATGGTTGGCTAATCGGCCTTATAAATGTCCAGCCCCGAACCGCTTACCAGCAGGGGCTTCATAAAAAATGGTCGAGACTTGATCGTTTTGATTTCTTTTGGCCAAAATTCGCGCATATAGGCGAACAGGTCGTTGCCAATAAAGAATTATATGTCGATGCCGTCGACCCAGACGGTGAATTCGGTTATGTTCCACGTTACGCAGAATACAAATTTGAAAACTCTCGTGTTGCTGGATCTATGCGGGACTCACTGGCGCATTGGCACATGGGAAGAATTTTCGAGAGTGAACCCGCTCTTAATGAAACTTTCATTAGCTGCGATCCTACTACCAGAATATTTGCAGTAGAATATGAGGATGGGGAGGAAGATGCTTATGCAGCAGATCAAATATTTGCTCATGTGTATAATAATATTTCGGCTTCTCGTTTAATGCCGAAATACGGAAAACCTATGCTATAATGGCCTGTGACAGACCAATATATGTGAAGAAAAATAAATATCTCCCTACCTCGATTCCTGTAATGTGCGGTAAATGTCCACCTTGCCTAAAAAGGCGGGTGGACTCTTGGGTATTTAGGTTGCAACAGGAGGAAAAAAACTGGAAATATTCACATTTCGTAACACTTACTTATGATACTGATCATGTACCGCTTAGCCATAATGGCTTCATGACCCTGAGGAAAAAGCAGATTCAAGACTTTTTAAAGCGCCTGAGGAAGCTGCAGAATGAAAAACTTGTATATTATATCGTAGGAGAGTACGGAGAGGCTAATCACAGACCTCATTATCATGGTATTTTCTTTAATGTACAATCAGCTGAGTTCTATTCGAGGGCTTGGGCCTTAAAAAATAAGCAATTTGGACATATAGATATAGCGGGTGTATCTGGTGATTCTATCGCCTACACCTGTAAATACATGCAAAAAAAGAGACGAAAAAAAAAACATGGTCGATGTGACTGGGAAAGAGAATTCTCTCTTATGTCTCAGCATATAGGAGCAAACTATCTTACGGAAAAAATAATAAACTATCATAAATCCCGCCCAAATGAGCTTTTCCTTACTCTGAGGGGCGGTTATCGTATAGCAATGCCTAAATATTACAGGGATAAAATATTCAGCGAACACGAAAAATTCAATCAAATACATCATATAAAAGAGGTATTATCCGAAAAGCAAAATGAAGAAATTTTGGAATGTAAAAAAAATAATGTAGATTATGACCGTTACAAACATATACAAGAAATGAACCGGACAAAAATCTATAATAAATCCCGCAAGAAAAGAAAGTTATGAAACTAAAACACTTAATCCGCGATACCTACAATTTCAAATTAGGCGACTATATAGGAGATCTAGAACATCCTGACCCTAAATCCTTAACTGTTCCTGGAATGGCAATTCCTCTCCCCGAACTTATAAATCGGTTAGTAACTGGTCGCGAAGTCCCCGTAAATAATCCTATGTATGACGGCTCTATTGATCTACCTGATCCCCGAACTATGGACAAAGTCGAAAAGGAGCTCTCCGCGATCGTGACTGGGAAAC